ATAGCGAAAGTAGATGCTTCGCAGCGAGAAAAACTAATGGAACAAGCTAATGAGCAAGCGAAGATACAAGACAAATTAAGGCAAACGGCATTAAAAGAAATAGAGCTAGCTGAAAAAATGAGGTTAGAAGAGGAACGAAAGAGAGGCGAACTGTTAGAGTTTGTGTTTAATAATAATTAATTTGTATAAAAATTAGTTTATGTGTAACGCTTATAATTTTATTTAATTATATTTATAAAAATAAAGGACAGAGATATGGCAGAAGAACAAGATATAATCAATAAGTATCGTGGCGTTACGTCAAGTGATACTATAGAAAAAATAGAAGAGCCTGTAGAAGAGCAGACTAAAATACCGACAGAAGAAACCAAGACTACAGAAGAAAAAGAAACAGTCGAAGTTGAAAATGTCGAGACGCCAGAAGAAAAAAAAACTGAGAATAGAACCGATTACAAAAACAATAGTTCTACGTACGTCGAGCAGATTATAAAAGATCGACTAGCACGACAAGCAAAAAAGCATCAGAGAGAACTAGAAGCCTTGCGAGCTGAGCTAAATAGCCTCAAGAAAAAAGAGGAAGATCCTGAGTTCACAAGAGATGACTTTATTGACGAAGAAGAGTTTGAGCGATATAAAGCAGACAAATTAAAGAAGTCAATAAAGACAGACATAATGAAAGAATTTGAATCCTCTCAAAAAGAGAGAGAAGCCGAAAGAGCACAGCAGGAAAAAGTAAACGCAACTATAGCAAACTTTCTTAAAACTCCTGAAGAGTTACAAGAATGGAAAAACAGACTAGAAAATTTTGAAGAAGATTATTCAGATTTTCTAGAGAGTGAACAAGGACAAGAGATGTCTGCGTTTATGATCAACAGTAGCGTATTTCCAGTGATGTTTGATTTGATTGCAAGAAACCCTAGTGTTGTAGACAAACTAAGCACATTGAGTACAAAAGAAGTTTACTTTAATTTAAAGCAGCTCGAAGAAGCGATTCTAAAAAAAATAACTGGGATAAAAGAAGCCCAACAACAAGAAAATAAAAACGCAGATGAACAAAAACCAAAACGTTCTCTGCCTAATTCTGGAAAGTTCGGAGGTTCTTCATCAAGCACATCATCAAGGCTAGACCCCAACAGCAAAGACTTTGATGCTAAAGAATACTTGAAAAGAAAATATCCGAATCAGTACTAAAAGGAATAAATAAAATGGCAAACTTAGCGTCAAACATTACCACCGCACAACTTGACATTTTGTCAGTCGCGGTTGAAAAATATTCTCCGATCCTCGAAGACGTTCGTTCTTCACAGAAAGGACTAAAGGGACGTACTGGCGGGATCATTCGTGTTGTCATTCCTGATTCTGGGTCTGTAGTGATCACAGAAAATGGGCTGCGTGATATTTCAGCAGCCACTTTAGACAACGCAGAATTTTCTAAAGACTTAAGAATTTCTTCAGCTAACACTTCTTTCAGTGCTACTGCATTAGAGAGAGTGACAAATGTTGATGATTTTGATAAAGAAATCGTTCAGCCTCGAGCCGTAAATTACGGCGAAACAGTAAATGAAACGGTGATTGACAAAGCTTATACAGTTGCAGGAATTGCCCAAACAGCTGCTCTTTCGTCACTTGACTTTGATGCATTAGCAACAACCGCTGGGAAGCTTCGTGAAAATCGGGCTACAAATCTAGTAGGCTATATGTCACCTACTGTTGCCGCAAAGCTAGGTTCTAAAGGGGCTAATGGTTCTTTCCTTCCTCCAGCTATTTGCGAACCAATGTACAAAGATTCGCAAATCGGGCGATTCGCAAACGTTCAATGGAAAGAATCAAAGATGCCTGTCTTTGTAGTAACATCGGCGAACGTTATGGATAGCAAATGGGTAATCGACACAAGTGGAGTTGATGGAGACACTGGAACTATCAAAATTGATGATAACACTAGTGGCGGTGGTGCAACCATCTCTACTGCTACTGTGATTAAAAAGGGTTCTGTATTTACAATTGCTGGCGTTTATGCAAAAGATGTTCTTGGAAAAGATACAACTAATTTAAAAGCATTTGTTGTACAAGAAAATGCTACTGGTACATCTGAAGGAAAAATCACTCTAAAAGTTGGTGCATTCTCAAACACAGGAGCACATGCTAATGTTAGCAAAATGCCTGTTGCGACTAACGTACCAGTGCCAGTCAACTGCGGTGCTGCGAAAACATATTCTGTAGTTTTCGTTTTCGAAAAAGGGAACATTGAATATGATCCAGTAGAACTAAACACCGCTGGTTTTGAATCCGTTACTGTTTCTGGAATTGATTCCAAAATCAAAACAACCGCATTGGTTAGTGGTGACATCAACACGTTAACTGCAAAGTATCGAATTGATTCGGCCTTTGTAACTGGCGGCATTGATGACCGTAGAGCTGCTCTATTGTTTGTAGAAATCTGATAATTAAGTTGTACACATAAGCTTAATTTATCTATATTGTATTATTATCCCATCCTGTCTGGGGAAAAGACAGTGCGAAGAGTTTTTTTTCGTGCTGTCTTTTTTTATTAGGAATAAAATGACTATAAGAGACATAATAACATTAATAGCATCAGACATTAACTACACTAGCGGAAACAATTCCGTAGGGTTAGAAGAAGCAAACAGAATTCTTTCATTGATGAATAGATGCATTAACATCTATAACACGCAAGGTCTACTGTCTTTTAATTACCACAGCGAAACACCACAAAAAATAAATGGGGATTACTTTGTAAGTAACGGAATAGATGTAGCTGCGTTGTATGTATTGTGTAATTCAAGCAAGCTACGCATAAGACAAGTACAGCTTGCTTCTCTTTATGAGCTTACTAATAACGGTGTTATGCCATCACTATTTGCTATAAAAAGAAATATAGATGTTGATGGTGTTCGAATGATCCAACTCTTTTTTGACACAAAAAATGTTGCTTATGATTTAGAAGCCGTTATAAAAGAAGACTTACCAGCGTTTAATTTGAACGATGAATTTACGTTACCGCCAGAATACCAAAACCTTTTAATTAGTGATGTCCAATTGCGTTTACTTGTAAATGATGATATATCACCAAGCTCGTTACTTTATATTGAAAAGAAAAGAGAATTTGAAGAAGTAAAAAAATTAATCAAGGAAGCAAACTTCAAAAATTATGACTTTGGCGAATATGCAATAAGCAACTTTGATAAGTTTAACGCTGGGTTATTTTTATGAAAAAGCTTCTTAATTCATTCACTGGTGGGTCTTCGAAGTATAAAGATTTAGATTTTCTTTCTCATGAAGAAAATTTCAATATGTTCCCAGAAACTCTGGAATCTAATGAGCATTACACAAACAAAGTATTAAAAAGTCTTACTGGTTCAAGAACAATATTATCGCAACTAGGTGGATTTTGCAGAGGACTATACATTGCATCAACAAGCCCGTTGACAAGCTATAACGCTGGAACACCTTTGTTATATGGTGTGTATGGGGCGAGGGTGTATAGAATATATAATAATTTTTCTTATGATTATATTGGCGATGTTGTAGATAATAGCGAGCCTGTTTCTTTCGCTGAGACAAGCGGCGTACCTGCGCATCTTTGTATTTGCTCATCTTTTAATATCTACACTATTAATTTAGAAACTGAAAGTTCGTTAGTATCTGTCGATGTGATGGAGTTACCCAAAAAAGCTGGGGAGCTAATAAGCATAAGGCCTACAATGATTACGGCTTTGAATTATAGAATAATTTGTAATGACAAAGATAGTGATTACTTTTATTATTCAGAGCTTGGAAAGCCAAACGGCATTGATAACAACCACGCTTTCTATAAGTATATGACGAGATATACTTTCATGAAAAAGGACGGAACTTTAGTAACAGCAGACGATAACCAATACTACCCACCTTCCGAAGGCTCGTATGTTGAAGGAACGTTAGTCACAGAAGATGTTTGGATGGGATCTCTTAACTATATAAAAGCGGAGTTCCGAAGCGACAACATAGTTGCAATAAAAGCAATGGACGATTATTTATTTGTGATCGGGTATAGTTCTTATCAAGTTTATAGGTGGCAAGATAATATCAACATACCTTTTATAACGTCTGCAAAAAATAGTTCGATAGGATGTAAAGCACCATATAGTGTTTCGGCGATTAACAACAAATTAATTTTTTTGGGTGCATCATCAGTAGGTACAAATGCCATTTGGGTAAGTGATGGGCAGGGAATAAAAAAGATTTCTTCGGCTTGGATAGAAGAGCAGATAGAAAGTTTTTCCAGAACAGATGATGCCTTCTCATTTTGTTATGTGGATGGTAAACATACATTTTACGTTATATCATTTCCTTCTGCAAATAGGACTTATTGCTATGACTTTGATGAAAATGAATGGCATACAAGAGCGACAAGGGGCATCAACAATGAGCAAAAATGTTGGTTTCCTGCGTTCGCTGTCAAGTATTCAGATAAAATAATAATGGGTGCTTTTAATGAGGATAAATTAATTTATCTAGATAAAAATAAATATACAGATTACAATGACAAAGTGATAGAACGCTCGAGAACAACTGGGATAATAATAAACAATTTTAAAAAGATTATCGTTCATTCTTTAGAACTAATAATTAGTTCTGGAAAAACGAATGTAGAAAAAGAGTACGACGAGCTAATGAATGGGTCAACGCCTGAGGGATACAATCCTAATGTAATGCTTTTGATTAGCGTAGATGGGGGCTATACATGGGTTGGCGAAAAATGGTCAAAGGCTGGGCGTATCGGAGAGTATAACTCAAGATGTATTTTTAGAAACTTAGGAAGATCTACAAGAATTGCGTTCAAAGTAACGATGACTGACCCAGCCCCATTTAATATCTCTAAAGCTATTATTGATTATACAGAGTGCGGTAGATAAATGATAACAAGCAACGTAA